CTAAGAACGAGTTCCAGACAGGGAAGTATGTCCGACTCCCATAAGCCGACTGTGCTTGAAGAAGCGCAAAATTTAATCACTGGGGATCGTAACTACACTTACGATCATCCTCTTGATAACTTCAACCGAATTAAAAAGGGTTGGGAAGTTATTTTCGGTATTGATATTACTGAAGAACAAGTAGGACTAGCGATGGCTTGGGTAAAGATTGCACGAGAGACATACATGCATAAGAGAGATAACTTGACGGACGGGGCAGGTTATCTTGGGACCATTGAGATGGTCATAGATGAAAGAAACCTCCGTGCCAACAAAACTATTTGATGGCGGTTTAACAGCAGAGCAAGTCCTCGTTGCGATTGGTATTGACCAATCGTTAACGGGGTTTGCTCTGTCTGCAGTAAGTATTGCAGAACCTGAGAAACATATTACATGGGTCTACAAGTCTCCGTATTTTGGGATTGAACGACTAATAGATATTCGTCAATGGTTGATAGATACCCTTGACTATGTGTCCGAGAATCACGGCATCATAGACATTGCTATGGAAGGATCAGTCCTTGCTAGTCACTCAGCCTTAGTCCTTGGTGAGTTGGCTGCGGTAGTTAAGATGGCACTTTACGATTATTTTGGCGAAGATGAGATGGGTCGTTATCCATTGAAAGTTCCACCAATGACGTTGAAGAAATACGCCTCAGGTAAAGGAAACGCCAAAAAGCAAGAGATGTTGATGCAAATCTACAAAAGGTGGGGCATAGAGTTCAATGATGACAACGCCGCAGATGCCTACGCTCTAGGAAGGCTTGCTGGAAAAACTGCGATTGATGAAATCGAGAAGGCAGTAGCCAAACAAATTGAAGACCCTAAATACCGAGACCAAGCAAGACTTTAGCCTTACCCTTTGGTTAGGAGCGGCACACTAATTCGAACCAAAGGACTAATAACTGTGACAGAATCAATTTCACCTATTTCTGCTGACGAACCGTTCCTACGTGTCAGCGCCTCTTCAAACCCTCAAAGTGTTGCCTCAGCAATTGCTCACGCAATCTACGACAAGAAGGAAGTAAAACTTCGTGCTGTAGGTGCAGGAGCGGTAAATCAGGCAGTCAAAGCAATCGCAATCGCCAGAGGCTATGTAGCCCCACGAGGTATGGATCTATCCTGTATCCCAGGATTTACCACTATTGAATCTCGTGACGGTGAGATCAGCGCCATTGTGTTTGCTATTACAGCCAACTAAAACAGACGTATCCTTGGAACAAGACTAAGGAGTCACAATGGCCAATTGGACAGATATGGGTCACGCAATGCGTCGTCGCATGGGCGCACCTTCAAATCATCATGAATCGGTAGGTAAGAGAATGAATAACCAAACACCAGAGCAGATCGTGGCAACAGGCGCACGAGCATACATGGGTAGTGCAGCAAGTGCATTTAGCGCACCAGGTGCTGATTCTTATGCTGGAAAGTTAATGCCTAAGAAGAACACACAGGCTGGCGATCCAACAATCATGAACAAGGCAAATCGTCAGAATCTTGAGTACAAGGGTGCACAACACCGCATCACTGCAAAGATGCCTGCTCCAATCAATATCGAAGCAGGAGCAACGATGGCTAACGCACGAATTGTTCCTTCAGTTATGGGACGTCAAGCACCTAACTTTAACAGCGGCGTAGATAGCACCTACTAAAAATGAGCGACTCATTATCATCGAGTCAGTTCCAACCAGTACAACCAGATATCACACCTCCGCTGTCATTAAGTTCAGCAACAACTGGAAGTGCAGCACAGGCAACTGCGTGGCGTAATCAATCTCTTGGTAAAGGTGGACCTTTAGCGTACTCATCTAAGACTAGAGGAACAACCTTTAATTGGGATGATGCTGCACCAGGCGCTGCTCTTCCTCAATCAGATAAGGGTGCAGGTAGAAACCAGTGAGTGATAACCGTCCTGTCTTAAGTGATGCTCAGTTTGCAAACCTTCTAGGTGGATCACGTGAAATTGCAACAGGTAAACAGGGTAAGGGTTCTGGATACTATGTATCACGTGACCCTCGCATGCCTGTTGAAATGGGTGGAAGCAAAGAGACAGTTGGCGGTTTAGCAGATGTTGGTAAAGTACGTGAACATTTAGAAGCAATCAAAGGCAAGGCTGAAAAAGTTATGCCTACTGGTTGGATGCAGGCTCGTTCAGCCACTCCAACTGAAAGTGCAAATGTGCACCAAGGAATTTGGCAAGATGAAGAAAGTAAAAAGACATACCTAGATGTATCTGATCGTGTTGGTGGACGAGCCTCACGCAAATCATTAGCAGAAGGTTTGTCTCGTGGTATTGAGCAGAAGCAACTTGCAATTTATGCAGCAGGATCTGGAAGAGTACTTCCTACTAATACTGAAGATAAGTTTGGCACAAAGACTCCAAACCCAGCAGCAGAGATGACTCTTAATTACTTAAATAAGCAGAATGCTGAAAGCGCTGCTCGTCGTAAGATGAGTAGAGGCGCAAAGATGAAGGAAAAGAAAGAAGCATTAGCAGCATTTGATACCGCATTTCCTAGGAAGAAGTAACTATGGCTGGCGGATACAATAACTTTTCACCATCGCAGAACTGGCAATCACTAGGTGCTGGTGGTCTTAATGGATACAATAATCAAGGTGGTGCAGGCACTCCTGTAGCCCGTGACACTATGGATTCACTCCGTATTGGTGTCGGAAGAGTTCCATCTGCGGAATACCCAGATGGCTACCTCGGTACTATCCGCTCACGTCGTGATGACCGTTTGTTGGATAGCATCAAGAACCGTGTTAACCAGAAGGCATACCAGCGTGGTGTACACAAGGGTGAGCGTATTGAGCCATCCATGTACTACTGGCCTGAAGAGTTTAACCCTGACATGGGTATTGCCCGTCAGATGAAAGCAACACTTGTGAATCGAGATGGCGCAGTGTCATACATGATTCCTCGTAGCGCACCACAGACTCATCTTACTCCTGCTCCTCACCTAGTTAACGATGGTAAGGCAAATACACAGGCTAACCAGCCAGGAGAAATCAATGCACGTCGTCAGGCGATGCTCGCCTACTTAAGACCAACGTGGAACTAACATGGCTAAATTTGGTGTGGACCCACACGGTCGCTGGGATAAGAACCTAGCAGAATCTCAATTTAAGGGACATGTTGAAAACATCATTAATAAGTATCGTGAAGCATCTCCAGATTTTGTAAAGGGAGGACACGAGTGGTACGAAAAAGCACAGGAAGAAGCCTCTAGAGTTGGTGGTGGAGACGTTCGACGTGGTGCAGGAGTTATTGCTGCGCTATCTCCACTTAGTGACTGGGAACGTAACGTTAGACAGTCTCATGAGTTAAGAAAAACTGGCACAGTACAAGGCGCTCTTCTTCCAGCAAACGTTGAGAAGGCACGTCGTATCCATGAAGGTGAAGACCCTGAAAGTGTTCTTGGTGGACATAAAGTAATTAATTTTTTTCACAACATTAACGACCCAAGCAGCCCACACGCAGTGACTATTGATCGTCATGCGTATGACATAGCGATGGGCCGTCCATTTATTGGGCAAGGAAAAGGAAAGAAGGCTGAAGAGCCACGACAAACTGGAACTATGTCTCAAGATTTAGGGCTTAGTTCACTAGGTCGTTACAAGCACTTTGTTCGTGCATACCAGCACGCTGCTGGAGAGTTAGAAGTCTCACTTCCTCATCAAGTACAAGCAACTACTTGGGTAACTCACAGAGGGGCAGTCGGATGACACAAAAATTTGATGGAGTTTACGATTACACCAAGCCTTGGCGTGCACCGATCAAACCTGATCAGGTAGCAAAGCGCTATCAATACAACGGCCCATGGTCAACGAATGCAGAGCGCCTAACTTCACAGGCTCTTATGGTGATGAACATTCCTGGAGCAGATATCCAGGCTATGGTTCGCCCACCTCTGCCACAGATCCAACTCTTTCCAGAACGTTATGGATACGAGAGAAAACAACCAGGAATTGATGACATCGTAACGGTAGATCGCAACTATACTGAGCCTCGTATATCTTGGTTCTCTGGTGGAGTCGCTGGATACCAAGCAGCCGAACGTAACGCATTAGGGAGTACATAATGCCAGGACCTTTAGTAGGAGTAGTTCTCGGAGGAGTAGCCCGTGGAGTAGCAGGCGGCGTCCTCAGAGGCGCTATGACAGTTGGTCGTTTTGGCCTCAGGGGTGCTACCAAAGGTGGATCACTGGCACTGAACGCCGCCAAATTAGGCAGTCTGTCATCCTCTCAATTCTCTGGAACTAGTCCTAGCCTAAACATCTCAGGACCTGCAGTTCACGAGATGCTAGGAAAGACTCCCGAATGAGTGACGGAGACGGCATGTTATCAATGGAGTTGCAGGCTCGTCAGATTGCTGAGAACGCAACACGTTACAACGGATCTGCTCCATGTCCAACCTGTGGAGTAGTTATGAACCCTGTAGAATTTATGACAAATAGAGGTCACTGCCTCTCATGCGTCACACAACGCAATGCACAACGAGTGAAAGGTAAGATGGCATAATGTTTAATGACCGACGTAAAGCCGCTGCTGCAAGAGCAGATAGAGTTACTGCACGCAGAGGATTGACCTCCAACAGTTCTTACAAAGTAAGTTCTGATGTAACAGTTATTCCTGGCAAAAGTAAGAAGCCACTTCTAACTGCAGAAGGAAAAAGCAATAATTTACAGGGTGCTGCTCAAGCACGAGTACAAAATTCTCGTTCATCTGCAACTCCTTCTAAGAGTGAAGCAAAAGCAAACGCTCGTGGACTTAAGGCTGCTAATAGTGGCAAAATGATGAGTGACCGCAAAGCAGTCAAAACAGGTCGACCACAAGGCAACACAGAACGCAGTGCTGTAAGAGAAGAAGTAAAAAAGTCAGGTAGTTGGGATACTCGTGCAGAACGTTATTCAAATGCAGCAAGTATTGTTGATTCTCGTAAAAAGAATAATGCAAACCTTTACGATGGAGGCAAAAAGTGACAGTTAACACATCACGTTCAATGAATGCAGGATTAGATGAAGGCGCAACAGACGGTAAGTACCGTAAAGTTCGCCCAGATACAGAGGTAGGAACTGAGTCATCAGCAACTATCGCTAATCGTCAGTCACTACATCCATTCTATGGTTATGGATTTGCAACATCTGAGTACCCAAATAAGGTAAACCCAGGTAAGTAATCATGTCAAACATTTCTCCTAGACAATTTGGTACTAAGCCAGTTCCAATGCCTTCAACAGTAGGCTCATTTGGATCTGGATCTTCAGGATTCAAACCTCCTGTTAAAATGATTACACCAAAACTAGGAGGATCAATGGGTTCACCTACTAAGCCTGTTAAGATGCCTACAAAGATGTTCGGTCGCTAGTAATGAGAACAGCACTAGGCGCACCAGATCCTGGTGAGTTTGAGCGTAGACAGCCACACAACCTGTTCAATGATCGTCGTATAGGTGGTAAGTCAAAGAATCGTGCCTACGGTGAATCTAAAAAAGTCAATAAAGAACAGAAGATGCAGTATCAACAGTCAAGAAAGCCTAAACAATTCGATTAATGATCTGTTAGGATAATCGGACTACTACAGGGAGCACAATGAGTAACGTACCAATTCTGGGTGAAAAACCAAAAGACCAAGAGCCGATGTTTCGGTTGCTCTACTGTCTTGTCTGTCAATCACTAGATGAATTGCCACCTTACGATGGTGAGCCAGAGTTAGACCACCTCCTTGCTGTTGCATGTGAGAATCACGTATTCCCTTCAGGAGAGCCACACAAAGGTAAGTTATTTGTGTTGCCTCTTCGTGCATGGGCGCACAACGAATCTAAACGAGAGATCATCAGCCAGATAAAGGGCGGTGGATCAATAGGTCTAGCAGCAATCGATGAGACCTTCTATGACTCACGTTCTATGTTCATGGAAGATGCGATGAAGTGCTACAAACAACACAACAAGCCAAAAGATGGCTGTTCAGATTGGCACAAGAGCGACTTAATGCTTATCCCTAAGACCGAAAAAGATCGTATCAAAGAAGGTATGGGTAAGTATAAAGACACCCCAGGTCAAAAGACCTATCTCTGTGATTTTTGTCCAGTAGCGATCGGCGTTGCAGAGCGCAAACAAAAACTGTTAGGAATGAAATAATGGAACAAGATAAAATTCAAGCAGGTTTCAGCGTAGTCATTAACGAAGATGGAACACTGTCTACACATGTGTTTCCTGCCAGCGATACAGTCGCACGACAAGCAACTACCTACGACATCTTTGGATGTTGCAAGGAGTTAGTCAATGACATCGAGTCACAACTGTTGGCTGACCGTGTCTCTAAGGCTGTCCTTGCTAAGTTAATGCCACCAACAGCAGAAGAAGTTGCAAAAGTACGCATTGCTGAGGCTTTAGCAAACCG